CTGGGCGAACTTGAGTTGGGCCAAGTCCGCCGCAGCGTAGGGTGACACAATCTCGTACGGCGACATCCCGCTCATCACCTGCGCGCCGTTGTTGATGAAGCGCACGTAGCCGTCACCGAACTCAAGGACGTAGCTGACAGTGAAGGAGGCTTGGAACGGGATCAGTCGAGTCGTGTTGTTGAACTTGGTCGTGGTGATGTAGCGCGTGCCCGCTCGAGCCGTCGCACCTCCGCGATAGTCCACGAAGAAGTTTCGCAGCAGCGCGGCCCCGGAATGGTACTTGGTAAGATCAACCCTCGCGTTCAGGGCCGGTGCCCATTCGCCAGAGTTGAAGGAGGTTTGGATTACCGGTTGCGCCATTAACCACGGGTCCCTGGAGTTGAGGGCGGGGGAACGATGAAGTTGGAGACGTTGACAACCGAGCCGACGGAGCCGCCCACGTTGCCGGTGACAGAGCCCACTGAGCCCGAGAGGTTGCCTGTGATATTCCCTGTGAGATTGAAGGCCGTAGCCGCATTGGCCCCAGCGATCAACAGCCCATTAGCAGCCCCCGGCGCAGCGGTCGGGATTGGCTGTGGATCCCAAGCCTCGAAGGAGAACCCTCCCCAAGCATCCGCGCCTGAGGCATCATCAGGGCCGCCGTACTTAATATTGCTCGCGGCCACTACCGCCTGAACCGCGTAGGCAGCATCTACATTAAGAGCTCCTGGCGTAAGGCCAGTGACCACAAACTCCGCACTAGCCTGTGCAATGGTTGTAGCAAAATTCGCCTGCGGGGCCGCCCTGCCAAGGATGACCGCGCCCGCCATTACCCCAAGGAGGATCGCTGGGACTGTGACTGCGGTGTCGATCGCGCAGGCTAAACGAAAGAGAACCTTCCCATGCGCCGGAACCACCACAGCCAACCGGAGATGGGTCGTGTCCAATGCTGTCATCGCCAATAGGCTGGCTGTGGACTTGCTAACGGCCCCAGCCGGATCATACAACTGTGATGCAAGGAGGTTCATCAATACGCGGGCAGAAGCCCTCCCCAGTCGAAGCCGGAGTACGGCCCAGAGACGTAGCCGTCGTTCCAGTTGATCCCACGCACGCGGATGAAGTCGGGCGTTACGTCGTTGACCGTGAGGGCCTCATTCCCATCCACCTTCCTGGCCTCCATGATGGACATATTCGCCAGCTGGATACACATATTGGCTAGGGCCTTATCGCCCGTCAGGCCCATGACGATGTCCGCGCCCAGCTTGTTCGCCATCGCGTCCTGGAACATCGGGTCCCAGACGTTCGGGTCGGTGACTTGCTTGACGTAGGCCAGCGTGGCGAACTCTTGGTTCGTTACGATGACTCGCTGGGATCCCCGCGTTCCAAAGGTAAGATTGAAAGTAGCGCCCGTTCCCGAGCCAGTCGTCGAACCTTGAGCGACCGGATTCGTTTGAGCTGCGAAGTACGATCCACCAAGTGGCGGCGACGTTGCGTCAATGACTTGGGAGATGACGGTGACGGCCGTGATGACTCCGCCAGCGACCGTGGCCACTTCCAGAACTGCCGGAGCCCCGATAGGTGGATCAGTATTGGCACCCGCCACAAGCGTAATTTGATCCCCAACGGCATAGCCCGAACCTCCGACTGCGACAGCGGCTGCGGTGACTGGGATGAATTGATCAATCTGGGTCTTGAAGCGGATCGGGGTCCCGAGCCAGAGTGACGAGGCACCGCCTGTGACGGCGGTGGTGATCGGGACGCCCGAGGCAAAGCCAGTCTGGGTGGCCGGAATGATGTAGCAGGCCCGCAGACAATCACGGGGGTATTGGTATTCGTAAGCCCACGGCGGGGGCGGCTGTCCGGGCTCCCAGAGGTTGGTGGCCGGGGAGGTGTTCTCTGGGGTGCCCGGCACCGAAGTGATGTAGGTTAGGTTGGCCGTAGCAAGGCCGCAATCCCACGGCGCGAGGCGGAGCAAGCTATCCCGGGTGTTGTTGTAGGTCAGGTTAGCTTGAATCGCCTCGTTCGTGGTGTTGTTCACAAGCTCCGCATCGGTAACCGTCGTGCGGGATCCGAACGCCTGGAGCGCGAGGTTAACGATGTCGGTCTTGGTGGTCATTAGTGCTTACCTTGAGTTCCGCAACAGCCGTGGTTGGTACCGCCAATCCCGGGCTTCTGGGACATCGGGATCACCGCACCCGTGGGCGGGGAGTACGGGATCGGCTTCGGAGCCATCTGCCCACCACCCGACGCACGGGAGTCAGGCATGGAGTCGGAACCGAATTCGCCGAGGAAGTCTTTGGCCATTAGATTTTCCTTTCCGGTAGGTCAGAGGTGTAGGTCGGGGTGGAGGCTTCGAGCTTCTTCGTGGCTGCGGCCTGAGCATCGGCGTCAGCCTTGGCCTTGGCATCCGCCTTGGCCTTGATGGCTGCCGCAAAGGCAGCGTTGTCCTTAGCGGCAGCGACGGCCATATCGGCCAGTTCGTTCCCGGCCGCCGTGGCGATGCTGGCGACCGAAGGCCCAACAGTCGCACAGCCCTGAACAACCTCGAGGAGTAACCTTGCGCGGTCCATATCAATTGCCATATCAGTGCTTCCCTTGGCTGCCGCAGTTGGAGGTGGTGCAGGAGACGGGCGCAGGAGCCATATAGCCCCGGCCAGCCCCGAGCGGAGTGGGATTGGAGACGACGGCGATGCCAAGCTGGGCCGCACCGCCCGGATCGATCGCATGGGCGGTGGGCTCAACCTTCATCCCGCCCGGGCCGTTAGTGGAGGCTTGTCCTTGTTTCATGTGTGGCTTCCTTTGAATGTAAGCTGCTGCTTGTGGTCGTACCGGTTGTCGGGATCGGCAGCCATCTCCCGACGGATCTTCTCAATCGCGCCGCCATCGGTATTGTGTTCCTTGAGGATCTGGCGGTAGCGATCATCAAGGCGTTCGATTTCCTGGAGGACGTGTTTGGGTGGCGTGGTGCCGTGTTCCTCATACATATACTTGATGTCATGGAGGTCGTGAAAGTAGTTCGCGAACCGGCGAAGGGACTCGGGAACTTCGCTCTCGGCGCTGCGATAGAACTTTAGCAGTTCGGTATTCTGCTGACGGATGATCTTCATATCATCCGCGATACGTTTGAGGTAGACTATCTCAGGATGATGTTCTTCAAATACACGTTCGGGATCAGTCATTGAGCATTGCTTTCTTGGCTTTCTTCTTGGGCTTGATAATGCCTTTGCCCGCGTCGGCTTGGTTGAATTCTTTCGCGACCCCACGAGGGATGCCGACCTTCTTGGCGAACGCGGGATCGTGTGCGGCCGCGGCCATAGTGCGGGCTTGAGCGGGCGAGGTTGACGGCATCTTCGGCTCCCTACTTCACATCGTTCATCATTGCCGCGAAACAGAAGGTTGAGGTTCGGCATTGGTAGTTGAGGATGTCTACGGCATTAGCTGTTGTGGTAAGCGTCGGTGTTGTGCCGCCTGCGAACTTGAACTTTGAATCCCAAACCGTGGTATGCATACCGCCGCTGTCTTGAATGAAGGTGATCGAGCCGGACTTGCCCACAGTCACGTTGGAAAGTGTCATCGTGGTGATGTTGCCGGTTAGTGTCACAACCGCGTCGCGGAACGTAGCCATATCGAAGACGGTCGTGGTGCCGTAGGTAACGGTGACTTCGGGCGGCCAGATTGTGCTTGGGGTAACGATCTTATTCGCGGCAGTCCCGGCGTACATGTCAGCGAAGGTAGCAATGGCGTACTCACCAACTACGCCGTTGTTGTTGTAGATGATGTTGGTGTTGCTACCGCTGGTGATGGTGGTCACACCAACAGTAATGTTATCGTTGTTGAGCCCAGCATCAGGCGTGGCCTTGATGATCCAGTCAAGGGTGACAGAAGGTTGAACATTGGAGAATGGGGTCGAAGTGCCACCTTGAGCAGCGCCAGTGAAGCCTCCACTGGAGAGGGACGCGGTGATGCCGGTGGTTGCGGGTGCGACTGTGACTGTATCGTTAACAATATTCTGTGGTCCGCCAAAGTATTGAACACCGCCAAAGCCGATGCTTATGTGCTGGCCGTCGGTTGCGGCCGTATGTGTGTGACCGGGGTCGTTGATGTTGATGGTGCCAGTAAAGGAGCCCGAAGGAGTATAGGCAGGTAAGTTAGACGTGCCAAGGGTTGCGGACTGCGCTCCACCAAGGGCGTTGAGTGCATCGGGATTGACGCCGTAGTAGGTCGAGGTCAAGACACCTGCGGCGGTGCCCTGCATATTGTCTCGGCCAAGGGTCGCACGGCCTTGGAGGTTAGGGACATTGAAGGTTGTGGAGCCGTCACCGTTGCCCCACGGGAACATACGAAGGGTGGTAGAGGTGCTAGCGCTAGAGTTGGCACTCATGGTCAGGGTGGTAGCACCCTTAGAGATAACACCGGTTCCGGGCGCGAAGCAGGCAGAGGCTTCGATTGGAGCACCGATCGGTGCCCGCTGAGCAGTATCGGCAGAAACGGTTACGGTCGGGGAGCCACTGGTACAGGTGATGCTGTCGGAGGAGACAATAGCGCTAAAGAGGTGGGAGTATGTAGAACGCGATACCGCTTGGCCGTAAGTAAGGAGGTAGGTCGGCGGGACCGTAGCACCTGCCCAAGGAAGGATGCTGCCGACCACGGCCGAACCGCCACCACCTGTGCAGGTGATTACGCCAGTGTTGGTGATAGTGCAATCACCCGACATCGTCCGCGCGGTGGCAACGTTGGAAACATTGCCGATGAAGATTTCTCCATTGGGCAACGCGGGTGTTGAGTTCGCATGAACGAATCGAGTATTGGCACAGGCGTTGGAGCTATCGCTGGGCGGCCGATCGGAACAGGTAGTGTTCTGAGCCCAAGCGACTTGAT